GCCTCCGTCGGGAACGGAGCCGGCGCGCCCGTTGCGTTGGTCGCGGTGCGGCTCTGCTGCAACTGTTTGCGGCTCCGACGGCTCATGATGAGGTGAGTCGCCTCCCTGCCGGCCGGGAACAGCGCCAGGAGGTCGGAGATGAGGTCGTCGGTGAGGCCCTTGCCGGTGTCGGTCGTCACGTTGGCGATGCGGCCTGCCGAATAGACGGAGCCGACCTGGAGCGCGAGCCACGCGGAGATGGGCGTGTAATACGCCGGGTAAAACCCGGTATTGCCCGCCATGCGCTGCACGACCGAATCGCCGATTGAGAGCTCGGCGTTTTCGCCCGCTACGACCATTACGTCGTTCAGGGCGCCCGTGCTGCGAACCGCAAACACGGTCGAGGCCGCGCCTTCGGTGGTGCCGGTGGCGTCAACGACCATGTCGCCGCCGAACTCCAGCGAATCGACCAGACCCGCGAAGCCGTCGGCGTCGCCGCCGGTGGCCGTGCCGTAGAGCAACTGGCCCTCGGCCTTAAAAAACGCCGCGCGAAGATGGCGCAGCGCCTCGCGCGAGATGTATTCGTCCGGCCCCTTGATGTAGGCATCGGCCAGGGCCTTGTCAACGGCGAACGAACTGTCGAGGATTTCGAGGGTCACCGTGACGAGCGTGTCTTCGGAATCCGAGTTTTCGACGCCATCGTTCACGTCGCGGAAACCCGCCGATGGGGCGGTCGTCTCCTTGAGGTACTTGTGAGTCGTGCCGGGGACGGCCTCGGCCGCAAGCTGTGCGATGACCGGGGCCTGGTTCAGGATGTCAGTGACATCCCTGTCCGCAAGGTTTTTGTCGTTGACCTTCAACAGGTCAGCGAGTGCGAGATACGTATTTGCCATTGTTCATTTCTCCTGTTTCTGTGATTAGCGCCGCTTGAACAATCCGCGCAGCGCCGCCTTGTCCGTTTCGCCGGTGTCGGTGCTGAGCGGTGCGTCCTCGCCCCGGACGGGCGGCTTGGCCTGTTCGCTCAGTTGCTTGACCTCGGCCTCCAGCTCGGTGATTCGGAGCGCCTGCGCCTCCTCGTAGGACTTGCCTTCGAGGAACCACGTCGCGCCCCTGTCGCCGAACGCCTCGATGAATCGCTTGCTCTCCGCAAGCACGGCCGCTTTGGGGTCCTCAGTGACGGCAACGGGCTCGACCGGCGCGGCTTCGTCGGTCTTCTCCTCGGTCACTTCGGGCTTCTCCTCTGCCTCGACCGGCTCAACCGTCTCGACCGGCTCTTCCACAACTTCCGCCTCGACGCCCTCGACGGGCTTCGCGGATTCATTCTGTGCCATTTCATGTCTCCTAACCGTTATGGCGACGTTTCGGTCGCCGTCTGAAAAAACGCGGCTCTCCGTGTTCATGTCCGCGCCGTAGGGGCACACGGCCACGCCGCGCAACTGCCACTCGCGGACAATGGACATGGGGCCGACAACTTCAGCACCGTTGACCACGGCGCTTTCGCCCTCACTCAATTCCTCAATCACGGCCTCGCCAGACCAGTCTATTGACGCCTCCCACGGCACACCGTTCCGGCCCTTGTAGATGACCTCGGCGGCGCGGTCTCCGTCCTTGAACGGCGTCAGCGCCCCGCTGCATGACAGGTCACCCGCCTCCGTGGAAAAGTGATTCAGGTAGCCGATGACCTCGTCGGAATTGTGAACGTAGTCGATGGGGAGCCGGGCCTTGTGCATTCGCATACCCGACATGTCATGCACGATGTCGCCCCAGAACCAGTGCGAAAGCGGCTTGCCGGAACGGGCCAGCATCTGGATCGGGACGGTCTTGGAGTCCGGCCCGTTGTCGCCGAACTGCGCCTCGGCCGTCATTCGGCACATCTGCGCCGGAACCTTCTTTGTCTCTGCCATTTCGTTCCTCCTCTGCCAAAGAAAAAGGCCGTGCAGGGGTGTGGCCCCACACGGCCTTTGTTGTCTTTGGCGACAAGCGACGGATGATCAGTCCGTCCGTATTCTGCTATTCAGCGCCGTCAGTGGCCGCGATTGCGGCGTCCATATCTTCCGGCGTAAGACCTTTGCTCCGCATGTACTCCTGTTCGGCGGCCAACTCGTCAACAACGTCGGCAAAGTCGCGCCCGAAACGCTCGCGTATCACGCGGGAGCGCGTGTCAAGCTTTGCCTCGATGGCCGCGATGTCCGCCTTCACGTCAGCGAGCGGCTGTATCCACGGCGTTCCGCGCGGTATCCAGTCCCACGCACGCTCCGTCGGGTCATAGTCGCCCAGGGCCAACTCGCCCCGCTCAATCGCCAACCCCAGCCGCCACTCGGTGATCCAATCAAGAAGCTCCTGCACGTCTTGCCGCTTATGGTCAACGCTCTTTTCGTACTGGATGAGCGCGATGCGTGAGCCGGAAAAGGTACTGCGCGACTCGTCATACAGGCACATCGGCATGTCGAGCGCCTTCAGCGCGACCGCGATGACCTGGTTCATGTATTCGGCGAACGCCGGCGAAGGCGTGTCGGACTCCAGGAACTTCGCATCGTCGCCGTCGCGCAGGTCAAGCAGGACGGGGCCGGACCCGAAATCGACCTCGTATTCGTCATCATCGCCCGTGGTGGTTGTGCCAAGTGCGTTCCCGCCCTGCCGCGTGATCGCCAGCGCAAACAATTGCGTGACTTTCATCTTCGCGAGGGCGTAGTCCATGCCCTCGTAGCAGTCCTGGAACGTATTGACGGCCGGGGCCAACGGCGACACGCCGCGAAGCTGATCGAACCGCTCAAAACAGCCGTGCAGGTAGGCGTTGTCGGCCGGCACGAAGCGCTCGAACACCAGTTGCCCCGACGACGTGCGGCGGCAGACAGAATATTCACCAACGGCGGAGCCGCGCATCTTTACGCCATGCACCAGCCCGGCCCGCTCGGTTGCGGTCGCCCCCGACGGCGTTGCGATACGGTCGCCCTCTACGGCTTGCAACCGGCCGTCGTCGAGCCGCACAACGAGCACGTCGCCATCGACTATCCGGCGTTGCTCGACCAGCCGAATCATGCGCGAGAGCGGGAACCGCCGCGTGACATCGCAACGGTCAGCCCGCGAATACCGCCGCATGAACCGCTCGATTGCGATGTCGTTATCGGTGTTCCCGTCCCGGCTCTGAAACGAAAAGGCCGTCACGTAGTCGAGGTGAAGGCGAATCGCCCAGGCCGCAATGGAAAAGTTGCGGGTCAGGTCGCGGGCCGTGGAAACCAGCTTGCGCCGCTTCGTCGCGTCTAAGTCCCAATCCTCGGACAGCAGCTTGGAGGACGGGGCACGACGACGGGCTTTGGCGACCGTCGCGTCATAGTTGAACCGCATCGGACGCCCGTCCGGGCCGAGTAACTCTTTTGGCATGTCAGAAGTTCCTCAGAGAGACTGTGCGGGCCACGCCGTTCGTCTCGGCGTCAACGACCGCCTTCCAGAAGCGGTAATCCTGCGTCGGATTTCGCATCTTGACAGTGCGCCCGTCAACCGAGGCGGACTCTATCTCGGCCTGGTAGGCGAGCAAGAGCGCCTCAAACTTTGCCAGCATCTGTTCTGCAACTGTTTCGTCGGCCATACGCACACCTCCTGGCGGACACTACCACGTTGCACGCAACATACAGCACGGAAACATACAGTGTCAAACGCGCAGTGTCGCATTAGTGCGAATTTCGCACTAATTTAGCGTGGCGTAAGCCCCTCGTCACCCGCCATGAGCGGATAGGACCTGTCAAAGTTTTCTTGTGACATTCTTGTGACATTCTGTGACATTCCGTGACAAAAGTCGGGGAGTTTCAGAGGGGAGATGCCGCGCCTTTTCGTGTCACGGAATGTCACGGTTCTCGGAACGGTTCAAGGCAGCGCGCGACCGAGGCAATGCTGGCCGACGCCTGGGCGCGAGAGTGCGAATCTCGCACTAATTTACGTGACCTTCTTGTCTGGCGGGTCACTGCGGTCGCATCGGGGTTGCCCGCAGTCAAGGCATTCGGTGTAGCGGTGTTCCTTCACGCTCCCGTTATTTGGCACGCGCCGCGTGCCATGATAACCACTGCGCCGGACACTGCCGCACCTCTTGCAGCGCGACGCCCCGTCCGGCACGGACACAACGATGATGCGTTGCCGCTTTTTCTTGCTGGCCGACTTCTTCGCTGTTTTTTTGCCGCTTTTTGCCTTCGCCATTTACCGTATCCTCCTGTCAGATGTTCAGGTTACGCACTCTCCGCGCCTTTCGCGGCTTGCGGTCCGCTCCGTCCTCCGTCGTGATGCCCGCGTAGGACGCGGCGGCCGCACAGCCCACGAGGCAGTCAAGCCAATGGTTATCTGGCCGCTCGTGCCGCCAGCGCCATTCTTTCACGTCCCGACCGTGCCCGCTCGTCACCACGTAGACCTCCGAGCCGCAGACGTGCTCGGCAAACAGGCGGTGCTCACCGGGCCGCTTGCCCCACAACGTCAGCGCGCCTGGATCGCCGGGCGTGATTGTCAGGCGGGAATGGACAATGCTTTTCCACTGATTCACATCGACGCAGATATGGGGGAACTCTTTTGTGCCGGCGACCGAGGGGACGAACCAGCCATCGCCGATATGCCAGCCCGGCCGCCGCTGGTACATCACAATCGGCTTGTTCGCGGCCCGGATACCGACGCCCTTTGATGGTATCATTGCCGCCCCGCCCGCCTTGTGCTTGACCGCGTTCACGAGTTGCGCCTTGTAGCCCACGTCAACAAAGAGCCGGTCGATGCGCGTCACGCCGCCGCCAGCCCGTTCCCACTCACGCCCCAGCAGGTCGGTCACGAGGTCGGTCAGTCCGGCCTGGATTGCCCCGTCCTCGCCGGCCCCGCGATACGTGCGGCCGAGCGTCC